GCATGCCGGTATCGAGGGCATGCTCTGTATTGATGGCGGTTTCCTTGGCAAGTGCCGATACGGCAATCAAAGCGTCTTTTTGGAAATAGGATCTCATGGGTTAACCTCCTTTTTTCTCGAATGTCACGAATGATAGCGAATAGTACGAATGAAACCTTTATATCAATCGGGCTTTCGTTCAGGTTTTCGTTCGCGTAATTCGGGCTTTTTATTCGTGTCATTCGTCTTGTTTGTTATTTCCTCGAAACGATGGGCGTCTTCCGGGGGGATCTCGTTATAGGTCTCGCCGTGCTTGTAGCGGCGGTATTCGAATTTCCCCTCACGGGTCACCTGGAACGCAAGTTCTTTGGGTTTGAGTTTGTATGACATGGGAACCTCCTTTTCTTACGCAGCCTGAAGGCTGCGGCTACTTTTTTTAGAGTTCTTTTGTTTCACATCATTCGATAAGCACAGTAAATAAGAGCTTTATTATTGTTAAAACTTCCTGCCGGGAAGGTAACCGGAAAAGAATTATAGGCTTTCCCGGCTACGACCAATTGATGTGTTAATCCGGTAAAGGTATAGCCGTAAAAATAATCGTCAGCCCACACTATCAGCCAATAAATATTCCCAGAAATTAAATTGCCTCCGGATATAAAATTTAAAGTTTTCCATCCTTCAAAGCCGCTGGTTAAAATCCATTCTTCAGTATAACCAATCAAGGAATTGGGTACTCCGCCACTGTCAGAATATATTGCGCATTTTATGCGGGGTGTTCTGGTTTCAACTTGCTTAAGATAGACATTCATAGAAATAGCCATTCCAGAATTCGGGCATTCAAAAAAAGAACCCCATAAATCACCAGGGGCAACCATTCCCTCGCCACTGTAAATGTCTTCAGAATATCCAAATATTTCCGGCAGAGGCCGGGCGATATTTTTTTCTTCGTGAACGTTCAGTGATAGCTCCGCATAATGACATAGCACATTCCCAAAAACTCGAAAATCGATGGGTACCGCCTGGATATAGTCATGGCTCTCGGCTGCTCCGTTCAAAGTAAAATTATTTCGGAAAGCGTCCGCCACCGCCTCTATCAGATTATTAAATGTTTTTTCAGAAGCGGACGCATTGTTGACCCTCATGTATCCGCGAATTACGAAACCATGATCTCTAAGGTTCAAGCCTATCGTAAACGGCTTCTCGCCGGCTGATCTTCTTCCGATCTCCCAGCCGCGGATCTGGTCAACACCCGAGATCGTGGTCTTGAAGAGATTGATGAACTTGCTCCAATCGGCAGCCCACCGCTCGTAGTCGTAGACCTTGCCGATATCGGTTATGCCGGAGAGGATGTTGTAAATCGCTGTGCGAATGGCTGATTCAGACATATTTTTTTGTAGCCGCACCCTTTAGGGTGCGTCATTCGCGCAGGCTAAAGCCTGCGGCTACGAATTAAGCCTCACACTCTTCATGGACGATCAACGATGATTCTGCGTAATGACACAAGACGCCGCCGAAGAGCCGAAAGTCGATGGTTTCCGTTTGGATATTGTCATGACTTTTGGCTGCCCCATTTAGAGTAAAATTAGTCCTGAATACGTCCGCAGCGGCTTCTATAAGATTATTAAACGTCTTCTCAGAAGCGAGTGCATCGTTGACTCTCATGTATCCGCGTATTACGAAACCGTGATCCCTTTCATTCATGCCCATTGCAAAAAGTTTTTCGCCAACCGATCTTCTTCCGATCTCCCAGCCGCGGATCTGGTCTTCTCCGTCGATCGTCGTCTTAAAGAGATTAATGAACTGGGCCCACTCGGCAGTCCATTGTTCATAATCATAGACCTTGCCGATGTCCGTCACGGCATTAAGGATGCTGTAAATGGCTGCTCGGATGGTTGATTCTGACATAGTGTGCTACCAACCTCCCCATCGTCCCCTCCTTACTAAGGAGGGGATTAAGGGGAGGTGCTTATTCGCCCAGTTTCCTTGCGATCTTAAATCCTGCGTCGTCGAACATTTTTTTAAGTCTCGGCCAGCCGCGCTTGAGCGCCGTCTCAAACATAGCCGCCCCGGGGAATCCCTTCTGGCCTATTTTTCTGCGAACGACAAACTCAAGGCGCTTTGCCTGCTCTTCAGGGACGCCCATTTTCAGCTCGATCCATCTCAGAAGCACGCCCTCCGGAGGCCACGTCTTTCCGGCGCGCCGTCCTTTTTCGATAACTTCGCCATAAGGGGATTGAGTCGCAACGATTCCCTTAACGACCGGGGATCCCTTTTCAATGACCTCTCCATAGATTGTGGAGACAAGGCCTCCCTTGGCCCCGTAGACTCCGCTGGGAGTATATTTTTTGACTTCGCCTTCGAGAAAGGAAGTCGCCTCGTACATCACGTCGACCAACTCCTGGCGAACTATCTCAGGGGCCTTGCCCTCGAAGATCTTGCCTTTGGTTGAAATAGATATTTTTAAGTCCATATCGAATCACACGAATGAAAAGATGCGAATGTCACGAATACGTCCCGCTAAGGCGGGGCGGCTACATTTTATTGCTATGTTTTTATTCCGCAATCCGCATTCCGCATTCCGCATTTCATCTCTGTCGGCGAGGGTGCGTCAGTCTGTCCGTGCCATCGGGATAATTTATATCGTAATCCCTCGTGGCGCTGGCAGGAGGGATCTCGCCCTCTTTCAGACCGATATGGTTTAAATAGGTTTGCTTCTGTATTTTTGCCCTCGATGAGAATTCCTGGCTCTTGCTCCTATGGTCCACCGAGTCGGCTCCGATGGTCGAATCGGATGTATGGGCATAGGCCGAGGCTAATGCGCCCGAGCAGAGGCTCGCAGCGAGGTTACAGACCGTATCCTGATCCGATTCGGGAATGGTGTTTGTCTCTACTTCTATTTTTATGGCCGCAGCGATCTCAGTGACGATTGTTTCACAAAATATGACTTTCAGGGCAGTTACACTCTTGACCGTAAAAGGCCCGGGATTATCACTTGAAGGTGTGATAATTCTATTGCCCACAAAAAGACCATCTGCAATAAAGCTTCCTGCCGTGCGATTCATGGAGTTATCAACCGATGAGAATGAAAAAGTGCCACTCACTATCTGGCTGCTCAAAATATGAAGGGCTGTATATATGATCCGCATCGTTTCGCTCGCAGCGGGAACGTCTTCGAGGAGCCGGATGTACTGGCCATCCTGTTTTTCATAGATCAACCATTCGTCGACATAGGAGGGATCTCTCTCATCTGCCGGATATTCGATTGATTTGATGAGGGAGAATCCTTTGACCCAGGAAGTCAGATGCGTTGCGATCGCATAGTCATATGTGCTGTCTCCGGTAACGTCTTTTACCAGCTCCCGGGGCCGGTGCTTCGAGTAGATTTTTAGGGCCTCCTGGATGTGGCGCTCTTTCTCCTCCGGCGTGATCTTTTCGGCATCATCGCGGACGATATCCAAAACCTTCTGTTTGAAGTCGTTATATTTATAGATCATACCTCATGCCTCCGGATCAGCCGCGACAGTGATGGGGATGCTTCCCCAGAAGATCCCATTCGGATTGGTCGGGTCATAGACGATGAGCGGCGCATTGTAATTTCCTGCCCTGATCATTTGATCTCCAAGAAACAGTCTCACTTCTCCTGTCGCATAGCCTGCTTTTATCCACCGGATCGGGTCGGCGTCGCCGTTGTCGCTCTTGATTAGCTTGGCCCCGAAGGTGAGCGTCATGTCCGTCACATCCGAGAGATCGACGGCCGTCCCATTTGATTTCAGGATGAGATCAATCGAGTTATCGTGTCCGAGATAGACGAATTCTGTTTGCATATTAAAACCCTAACGAATGGCACGAATGGAAAGCACGAATGTCACGAATGGAAAGCACGAATATCACGAATTCGTGTAATTCGTCTTTATTCGTGTAATTCGTTATTGTATACTCACATCGAGGGCGCCGATGGGGAATGTGACCGTATCGCCTGCGTTCGGCGTCTGGTCAACAATCTGGTCATTATCGTAAGCCAGGACATTGCCCGCATCGAGCGTGCAATTATCCGCAATGGCCATGCCCACGATCTGGCCCCATCCTCCGGCGCCTACGGTCGCAAATGTGACCGCCTCTTCATTCTGAGTCGCACCATTGGCTATGGTCTCCCATGTAGGATTCGAGCCTCCGGCCTTGTTGAGAAGCACTCTGGCGTAATCCGTGCCCGCAACTTCTTTTCCCGCGCCGGTCAGCGTCGTATCGGTATCTGCCCCTGTCGTGTCAAGAAGGGCAACGCACGTAGTCGGCTGGGAATAGGCTGTGTTGCGGAACATGAGATTGAGCATTTTGTGGACGAGGTAGCTCGTAAATCCTTCGCCCGATGAAGCGGAGATCTCGACTTGGATCTGCTCGTCGGCGATCGATGGCGTGTTCCCGGACACAGGAGAGAAAGATGAGGTGAATGCTCCATAGGCAAGGACGTTTCCCGCTCCGTGGGTTACCGAATCGACAAGAGCCCAGTGTGTGATCGTGCCCCATGCCCCTGATGCCTGATTGAACGTGACAGTGGCCTCTTGAACTACTTTGCGGCTTGCCGCTGCATCGAAGGTGATCGCCTTGCGGGCATAATTTCCGGAGTCGGCGCATTCGCTCATCGATGCGCCGGTCGCCGCGTCGGTCGGGTCCGCCGTCGCAAGGGCGACGTAGATCGCAGCCGCGGGCGTATGGGCCGTGCCGAAGAGATGGTTCATCCAGGCGTTTTCGGCGTAGTTAGTCAGAGAACCGGCGAAGACGCATGGAGCAAAGAATAGAAAGCATAGAGTCAAAATCAAAACAAAAAGCTTTTTCATGGGATTCTCCTTTTCATTCGTCGGCAATAAATGCCGAATAGAATGGGTGTATTGCCATACGCCCCTACACATTTGCAATCGTCCTTATCGGCGTCACTGAAGCATATATTCTTCTCGGCGTGACCGAGACGATACCTGGATCGAGGATGATCCCAAGCCCCGCAAGAATCAGGATCAGATCATCCGGCGTGACGCTTGTGCCCTGGATTGTTGCGATCAGAGATCTTGCGACTGCGGCCTGCAGATCGGGCGTCACGCTCTGCGCCGTAATCGCAGTGATGAGGCTTCTGGCCACGGCTGCCGTGATGTCAGGTGTTATGGTCACGGCAACGATCGCAGCTGAGAGGTTGATCATATTTTCCACTGTCGCCGTGATATCCGGGACGACACTGACGGCCGCTATGTTTGCGATGAGATTTCTTGTGATCCTGGCGACGGCGCTTCCTGTTGCGCTCTCAGCCGGAATAGAAGCGATCAAGGCCCTCACGACTGTTGGCGCAACATCCGGCGTGATGCTCGATCCCGTGATATTTGCGATCAATTGAACAAGCCCCTGGATCGTGATCGTGATATCGGGCGTATAGCTCGTGGCAATGATGCCCGCGGTCAATGCCCTTGTGATCTTGACCGAAACCTCTGGCGTGAAGCTCGATGCGCTGATTGCAGCAACAAGCGCTCTCGCAATTGTCTGTGAGATATCGGGGGTCATCGTCTGTGTCTGGATGTCTGCGATAATTGTCCTTGCGATGATCACAGCGATATCGGCCGTGGTACTGGCGGTGACAACGTTGGCGATGAGGCTAATGATGCCTTGCATCGTTGCCGTAATGTCTGGTGTATAGCTTTCGGCTGCGATTGAGGCAATAAGGGCTCGGGCAATAACGATCGAGATCTGGGGCGTCAGGCTCGATGGATTGATGTTAGAGAGAAGCGCCCTGGCTATGGTTTGAGAAATTTCAGGCGTCAGGCTTTGGGCCTGGATGTTCGCAAGTAATGCCCTGGCGATGATTGCGGCTGCATTAGGAGTGATACTTTCGGCCTGAATATTCGCCAGAAGAGATCTGGCGACAGTGGCCGCTATATCCGATGTTGTGCTCAGGGCCGCGATATTGGCGATAAGGCTGATGATGCCCTGCATCGTTGCAGTGATGTCTGGCGTGTAGCTTTCGACTGCAATCGAGGCGATGAGGGCTCGTGCGATGATGATCGAAATATCAGCCGTTGCACTCGATGCCTGGATATTTGAGAGCAAGGATCTCGCAATGCTTGCCGCGGCATCGGGAGTAGCGCTTCCTGCCGTGATCGAGGCTAAAAGTGCCCGCATTACGATGGCGAGCGCATTGGGCGTTGAGCTCGCCGCGGAAATAGAGCCTGCCAAGGCCCGGGATAATATGGCTACGACATCGGGAGTGATGCTTTCGGCCTGAATATTCGCAAGAAAAGATAAGAGAATCTGAGCGCTGATTTCAGGCGTGAGACTTTGGGCCTGGATGTTCGCAGCCAATGCCCTGGCAATGGTTGCAGCTGCATCAGGCGTGATGGATTGCCCGGCAATGAGCGCCTGTAAGGCCCTGGCCATAGTCGCAGCGGCATCCGGCGCGGCGCTCGCGGCCGCGATCGTTGCGATTAGCTCCCGGATCTGGCCCGGCGCGCTGAACGGAAAATATCGCCGTGACAGTAAGGCATAGTCAAATCGTCGTCTAAAAATACCTGGCATTTTACCCGCCTATCTCCTCAAACGTTATCGTGCCGCTCATAGTGATCGCGTCAGCAGGGGCGGCGGGAAGTTCAACGCAAGCCCTGCGGCTGGGAGACAGGATTGGCCTGGTCTCCGGGGTCCAGATTTTGTCGAAGGGGCCTCGAATGTTCCAATCCCAACTATAATGAGTGACGATAGTTCCACTAACTGCTTGGGTTGTGTTATTTGCCTCGACAGTTCCTCCAAAGGCAGCATCGCCAAGCTCAACTGGAATCGCTGTCGGCGCGCTTCCTCCTGAGCCACTTGTCGTATGTCCAGATGTGAGTTGAATATTGAGGATTTCTTCAGCCGCATCACCGACATCTGATTTCTGAGATAGATGAAGATCGTGAATTACGACGATGGCATCGGCAGGAGCAACTATCTCAAAAAGGTCTTGAATGGCCGAAACTGCTACATCCGTAAATTGTGCCGTATAAATTCGTCCCATACTTTCCTCCTATCTAATGAGCATGTGTTCAAATGATTTTCCACTTTTCAATATTGCCACCGGAATCGAAAGACCTCCTGCCGCCACCCTTGCGC